CGATCAGCACATAGATCGGATGGTCCTCGGTGCTCGCAAAATGCGGCGTCACCGTGATCGGGTGCATCAGCCCCTGCGCCTCGATCAGCCCAGCCAGCGCAGCAGCGCCCTGCGCGTCGAACGACCGCGCCCGGTCTTCTGGCACCCGGATCGCTTCGAGCGAGATTTCAGTGAAAAGTTCGGTCGTCATGCCTGTATCCACCTGTTTTCTTCAGCGCACGCGGGATTTGCTCCGCGTCGCGCGCGCAACGTCTGCAGCCAGTTTCAGCTGCAGGCCGATGTCTTTGGTCTCCGGCTTGGTCACCGCTCCGGCGGCGATGTCATCCACGGTGCTCAGCAACCGCAGATGCATCGCCACCAGATCGGCGACGTCAGACGCATGCAGCGCCACTGGGGAAGCAATGATCCCCACCATCACCGCCCCCTCGCCTTGGGCAGCGCAGGCCGAACCTCGTCGCCAAGCGCATCGCTTGCACCACGGCAGCAATCGCAAAGACGATTGTGGAACCCGAGCGACAGGAAAGTCTTCTGGCAGCGCATGCACGGACGCTGCTTGGGGCGCTTCGCGTCCGGCATCTTACCGAACTGCTCATTGAGCCAGGCCTCGGCATCATCCCGCGTCTTGAACACGGGAGACACCGAAGAAACGCCGACGACATGGAAGTTTCCATGCCCAATGCGGGAAACATAGGGGCGTTGGTTCAGGTTGAGACCGGTCACAGCAGCCACCCCACGATGGCCCGGATGATCAGGATCCAGAGGTAGACCCCGAACGGAAGCGACGGCGCAATCCACCACCCGCTCGGAAGCCGATCAAGGTGAAACCCGCGATAAAGCTGAACGGGAATGCTCGCGATCATCACGGCGACACCCCGGCGACACCGCCGAGCCCCCCCGCCAGATAGATGCCAGCCCAGAACGCCACGACGATCGCGGCAGCGCCGATGATGTCCTCGATCTTCTCGATCAGGCCGAAGCGCTCATTATCGTCCATGACCGGCCTCCGTCATGGGCATCGCCACGCTCACCGGATGCGTCATCATCGACGCCACCGCCGCGCGCAGCAGCAAATCCTCACCGATTGCCTCGCGCCCGCCCTGTTCATGGGCCTCCGCGACAAGAAACGTCTGGATGTCGCGCATCACCTGGGCGAGGCGCGACCGCGTCCACTGATCCGGAGGCACGCCGCCGGAGAGCAATGCGATCACCTCGCCAAGATCGCCCGCAGCCCGGCGAAAACCAGCCGAGGAACCGTCAAGAACGCTGGTCGGTTTGGACAAAACCGGGCTCATGCTGCGGCTCCTTTGTCCGAAAGCTGACCCGCTTTTTTCCTTGCGATCAGGGCTTCATTCTCGGCAGAAAGGATCGAGGATTTCCGCGTGGGATAACGAGTCGGGAAAAGCTCCGCGGGCGACACGCCAAGAAAATCGGCAATGGCGCGTTCGGCGGGGCGTGTGGGTCGGCTCCAAACCGACCGCATCTGGCTCGGGCTCATGTCGTTGAGGATGGCAAGACCCGTCAGGGTCATGCCCGCCTCTTCGAGAGCGCACTTGATCTGGGCTTTCGTCCAGACTTTGCTCATCTGGGACCTCCTGGGGAAAGTCGATGTTGGCGCATCGGCTTTTTTCAGTTGCTTTGGTTGCAATCGTCTGCGGCTCACGCCGCCGACATAGGTAAGGGATAAGTCAGCTTTGCACTTTAGTAAAGTGCAAAAGTTGTCTTAATGTGAGGCATTGGCTAGACCCGAGGTTGAACCATCTACCCCGTTGGCGAAGCGGCTCAGAGAGGTCAGGAAGGCGCTCGGCAACCCCGAACGCGCAGAGTTTGCTTTGGGGTTGGATATCTCTAAGAGCACAATCGCATTTTACGAGCGTGGCGAGAGAACACCTGACGCAAACGTATTGAAGCAGTATCGCGATCGGCACGGCGTCGATCTGAACTGGCTCATCACTGGCGATGGAGACATGTTTCAGTCTTCAGAAGGGAGCGCCAATGGGCTCCCGGCGCCGATCATGGATTTCAACCAACCGGATTTTGTCAGATTGCCAGTTTACAACGATGTGCAGGCCTCGGCCGGGCCGGGAACGGTCCCGGCCTCGGAGCAGGCCGATGGTGTGGTCGCTTTCGCGCGCCGCTTCCTCGTCAACCAGGGTGCAAAGCCAGATCACTGCTCGGTCATCTGGGCGCGCGGCACCTCGATGAAGCCGACAATCCCGGACGGCGCGCTCCTCGTCGTCGATCACAGCCAGCGCTCGGTCGAGCACGGCTGCATCTACGTCTTCAACGTCTCAGACCGGCTCCTGGTCAAGCGCGCCCGCTGGCGCCTAGATGGTCGCCTCGAACTCGTCTCGGACAACACAGACGAGGGCTACCCGGTCGAGACCTTCGGCGCTGATTCCGCCGACCAGCTCCGCGTCGTCGGTCGCGTCGTCTACTTTGGAAGAACACCGTAGGGGTATGATAAGTGTTTAGAAAACATATAGTTGTTATGTCATTAAGCGTCTGCGCTTGCACGTCTCAGGCTCAGCTTGAAAGCACTCAGGTGCAGCGCACTGCGCGTTTTGACGATGGCTATCAGGCAGTGTTCCAAAAGTTGAACCGCGGGATGCGAAACTGTGTTTCGAACCGCTTCCGCCTCGACGCTCAGGTCTACTCTGACCTTGGCTACGGCGAAATCACCATGGCAGCAGATGGTCTTACGGCGTCGTCACCATTCATTTACGCCAAGATTTCCAAGGATGGCTCTGGATCCATTGCAGAATTCAAGTCACTGATGGGTGGCGAACCAGTGGCCCCAATCAGCTGGCTCGAATATTGGTCTAAAGGCGGGATTTCCTGCCCTGTCATGTCGTTGTCAGAACCGCCGCCAGCATGACGACTGGCGAGCAAAGTTAGGACGTATTAGATGCTTGCTGGAAGGCTTTTTCTCGCCGTTCCTTTGTTCGCGTGGTGTTCCATGTCGGCTCTTGCTGATGGCTTCACCCTGTCCGGAGATGGATATGCGGCGAGCTTCGAGGCAAACGGTGAAGGCACCATCGCCACTTACCCCGCGCTGCCATACAGTGTGTGGGGGATTAGTTGCCCGATCGATGAAAAAACGGGACGACGGATGTGCACGATCTACCAACTGGCGGAAGGCGGGATTGGGATAGGGTTCAAGAGCCCAACCGTACCGGAGCGCATCTGCGTGATTGGGCACCGCTCGGAAGATCTACCTGGCATGATCATGATCGATAGCCACGACATGATCACCACTGACAATGATGGCTGCATTCCCGCGGACAAGGCAATGTTTCAACTGGCGACCGGCAGCAGGGTGGCGACAAAGCGCTTCGGGGGATCGGCTTATGAGGCGTCGTATGCTTCTGTTCCGCTCCAAGGCTTACCGGCAGCTATCATGGTGGCAGGACGGGTAATGCGTGGGGCGTTGCACAAGTAGCATGCCGTCAGGATTGCCCCTAGGCGGCCATTCCTGACGGCAACTTCCACGAAATCGAGTTCCGAAACTCCGCGCCCATACGCAGCGGCCAGAAATCAAACATTACCTATGTTTTTCAGCTACATACCGCGACTGTCCAGCTACCTACATAATTTCGGAACCAACTTCCGAAATTGCCGACTGGAAAGTCCCCATGCCGCGCTCATGCAAGGGGCGACACTGACGATCTAAGACTTGATTTCGTCAGTTCCTGCAATGTGTTAGCAATTGCGCTCTGACGTTATGCCTTTGCCGACCATTCGGCAGGAAATGCTGCCAAAATGTCGATTTTTCCGGCCGCTTTTGGCACCGACTTGCATTCCGTGACGCGGCCTCGACGCTCTAAAAACCCCGTAAGCATCAATGTTTTCCGTGCGTTATCGTCGCGCCGTGGGGCTCCCGCTTCTGTCCGGAAGGTAGTCCCCCCCTACACCAACGTTGTTGAGCTCATCGAACTTGGCATTTCGTTGCTCGCAAACAGCCGGGTTAGTGGCCCCCTCTGTTCCACGACAGCGGCTGTTCAACTCTCTCGCTTGCGATAGCAAATCTTTGACCTCAGCGTCTCGGGCGGCAGAGGCGTCACCCGTCGCTTTCCCAATCTTCACGCCCTTCTTTTCGCACACGGTGTAAACAGCCTGCTGACTGGACCAGTCGTCTCCCATGCTGACGACCGTGAAATGGTCGCTGGCAAGGATGCCTGCGAAAGCACTCCCCTTATCGCCGCCCCGGCGCAACGAAGCGATCCCGCAGGCTGTTACAACTCCGTTTTTGTCGGAGGCGGCAGCGACGCGGTCCACGATCAGAAGGTTTGGTAGGCCGGTATGGGCACCAACCCCCATTTGCACCATGGATAGCTCCGCCCGGCTGAGGTGATGAGGCATGGATAGATCGCTGGAATCTGCTGGTGGCGCACACGACGCCGCGACGCCCAGGGACAGTGCTGAAATCGCCAATACTATTTTGGTCATGGTGTCCTCCCAAAGTAGACGACGCGGCCAACGACGCGGAGCTGGTCGGCGGAATCGGCGCCGAAGGTCTCGACCGGGTAGCCCTCGTCTGTGTTGTCCGAGACGAGTTCGAGGCGACCATCAAGGCGCCAGCGGGCGCGCTTGACCAGGAGCCGGTCTGAGACGTTGAAGACGTAGATGCAGCCATGCTCGACCGAGCGCTGGCTGTGATCGACGACGAGGAGCGCGCCGTCCGGGATTGTCGGCTTCATCGAGGTGCCGCGCGCCCAGATGACCGAGCAGTGATCTGGCTTTGCACCCTGGTTGACGAGGAAGCGGCGCGCGAAAGCGACCACACCATCGGCCTGCTCCGAGGCCGGGACCGTTCCCGGCCCGGCCGAGGCGTGCACATCGTTGTAAACTGGCAAGGTGATAAAATCCGGTTGGTTGAAATCCATGATCTGTGCAGGCAGCTCAGGTGTGTCCATCGTCGGCGCCACTCCAAATCTGGAGTCGCTGCCCGCTAGGACATCCAGAGAGACCCCAAGAGCACTTGCGATTTTAACCGCGTTGAAAAACGACGGCGTCGAGGTCTCTGCAATATATTTTTCCAATGTCCCCCTAGGGATACCGGTCCTGTAGACGAACTCCTTGATGCCGCCGCAGGTCGCGAGAGCCGAGGAAATGTTCTGCCGGAGCAGCTTCTCCTGCTCATCGACACGTGAACTCGCTGAGCCCTCCATATTTGGATTGCGCGCCTCCATTTTTGGAGCTATCCCTTACCTATGCGAACCGCTTTCACGTTTCGCTGTTGCGTATCGAAACCCAAAGAAAGGCCGATGTTGCAGCATCGGCCCCCAACGGAGGGCTCTACAGATGAGCATTGTCTGGACCAAGGCCCAGATCAAATGCGCCCTTGAGGAGCGCGGCATGACCCTGACTGGTCTCGCCGAACTCAAAGGCGTCAATCCGAGCGCCATGCGGCATGTCTGGAACCGTCCCATTCGTGCCGCCGAGCAGGCTCTTGCCGAGTATCTCGACGTCGAACCGGCCGTTCTGTTCCCGGATCGCTATCCCATCAGGAAAGCCCGCATCCTTTCTGCCGAGAATGAGGCCCTGATCGCAAGGGAAAAAGCGAAGCGTCTTTCGGACAAAGGAGCCGCAGCATGAGCCCGGTTTTGTCCAAACCGACCAGCGTTCTTGACGGTTCCTCGGCTGGTTTTCGCCGGGCTGCGGGCGATCTTGGCGAGGTGATCGCATTGCTCTCCGGCGGCGTGCCTCCGGATCAGTGGACGCGGTCGCGCCTCGCCCAGGCGATGCGCGACATCCAAGCCTTTCTTGTCGCGGAGGCCCATGAACAGGGCGGGCGCGAGGTGATCGGCGAGGATCTGCTGCTGCGGGCGGCGGTGGCGTCGATGATGACGCATCCGGTGAGCGTGGCGCTGCCCATGACGGAGGCCGGTCATGGACGATAATGAGCGCTTCGGCCTGATCGAGAAGATCGAGGACATCATCGGCGCTGCCGCGATCGTCGTGGCGTTCTGGGCTGGCATCTATCTGGCGGGGGGGCTCGGCGGTATCGCCGGGGTGTCGCCGTGATGATCGCGAGCATTCCCGTTCAGCTTTATCGGCGGCTTCACCTCGATCAGCTTCCGAGCGGGTGGTGGATTGCGCCGTCGCTTCCGTTCGGGGTCTTCCTCTGGGTCTTGATCATCCGGGCCATCGTGGGGTGGCTGCTGTGACCGGTCTCAACCTGAACCAACGCCCCTATGTTTCCCGCATCGGGCATGGAAACTTCCATGTTGTCGGCGTTTCTTCGGTGTCTCCCGTGTTCAAGACGCGGGATGATGCCGAGGCCTGGCTCAATGAGCAGTTCGGGAAGATGCCGGACGCGAAGCGCCCCAAGCAGCGTACCTGCATGCGCTGCCAGAAGACTTTCCTGTCACTCGGGTTCCACAATCGTCTTTGCGATTGCTGCCGTGGTGCAAGCGATGCGCTTGGCGACGAGGTTCGGCCTGCGCTGCCCAAGGCGAGGGGGCGGTGATGGCAGAGCATCTCAAGCCATGCCCGTTCTGCGGATCTGAGGCGAAGCTCTATGGCACTGATACGAGCGGTTACCTGCACTGTTCCAACGATCGCTGTCCGGTGCAGCCATCGATCTATGCAAAAAAGATCGGATACCGTGGGAAACTCTCCGATGCCTGGAACGCGCGATCCGCTCCGGATGCGTTTCCGGAGGCATCGTGATGGTGGGGATCATTGCTTCCCCAGTGGCGCTGCATGCGTCTGACGTCGCCGATCTGGTGGCGATGCATCTGCGGTTGCTGAGCGCTGTGGATGACATCGCCGCCGGAGCGGTGGCCAAGCCGGAGACCAAAGACATCGGCCTGCAGCTGAAACTGGCTGCAGACGTTGCGCGCACGACGCGGAGCAAATCCCGCGTGCGCTGAAGAAAACAGGTGGATACAGGCATGACGACCGAACTTTTCACTGAAATCTCGCTCGAAGCGATCCGGGTGCCAGAAGACCGGGCGCGGTCGTTCGACGCGCAGGGCGCTGCTGCGCTGGCTGGGCTGATCGAGGCGCAGGGGCTGATGCACCCGATCACGGTGACGCCGCATTTTGCGAGCACCGAGGACTATCCGATCTATGTGCTGATCG